CCTAGTTGGGCACCTCTCTTAGAGAAACCACCACCTAGTATCTGACCTGCACGACCTTTCATCATACACATTAATAGGTTTGTGTATTCTAATTCAAATTGTAATGCGTCTGCCACTTGATGACCTACATCATTTACCTCTACACATACATGAGCGTTGTTATAATTTTTTGCTACTCTCTCTATTGTGTGAGGAAATAGTAATGGTTTGATTTCATTGTTTCTATATTTTGCAACAATACGATAAGGCATTTTTGATACGTCAAAAACTATGAAAGCAGAATAATCTTTTACGGTGCCTCTTGCAACGTCAACCGTGATTACATAATCTTTACCTTTGATAGGTTGTTCATACATGTCTAAACCATTTTGTGATACAATAGGATTACTATGTGACATTGTTCTAATCTTAGATGGATTTAAAAGTGTATCTACTGAACCTACGAACTCACACTCAAACTCTGTGGCAAATTGTGCCTCACTAGTATTTCTAATAGTTTCTTCTTTCCATTTCTCATCTCTGCCTGGTACCTCTGACCAATGTACTTCAATAGGTACATAATCATTTCTTTTATGTATTGCGTCATTCCATATCTTATAGTACATATTCATACCATGTGGTGTAGATACAATCATAACTTTAGATTTCTTACCAGAAGATATTGTAGGATAAACTGAACTAAAAAATTGTTCGGATATATTTGCAGGTATGAAAGCAAACTCATCTAAGAATATAATATTAAATGAACCACCTCGAATAGCACTTGATGATGTTGCAGCTGCAAGTATCTTTGAGCCATTCTCTAATTCTAAAGAACCTTTGTTCCAGTTTAGAACACCTTGTTGTAGAAACGTAGGTAGATTCTCATATGCAAGTTGTAATCGACCTAATAAATCTCTAGCAGTTGTAGATTTGTTGGCAAGAATTGCAACATTAATATTATCATTAAATATAACTTGATGTAATAGATATGCGATAATAGTTGTTGACTTACCTGACTGCCTAGGCAGTTTACAAATAGAAAATCTATTTGCGTCAAATGACCTAACCATCTTTTCCTGAAATGGATACATCTCAAATGGTACAAGACCTTCGTCAATGTTCACAATTCTAATATACTTTTTTATAAAGTACACAGGATCTCTCATACACTTATCAATTTCTACTATCTGTTGCTCAGTATATTCTTGTTTTGTGTGTGCTTTAAATAAATTAGGATTACCTAAATAGTTTTCAGACATAATTAAACCAACCTGTTATTATATATTTATCCTGCGTATTACTTATAACCCCTCTATGAGTATGTGTCCAGTCAGTAGGCCATATAACCGTGAGGCCTTTCTTTGCTGGTAATTTTATCTTTTGATTTTTAAACTCTGTGCCACCATCATCAACGTCATTTAAGTAAGTCATAAAAACTAAATGTCTTGTAGATACTTTATGTCTTTCTGTATGCCATGTTTTAAAACCACCACCTGGTTTATAATGTTGTATATTTGTGTCCTCTGTAATACCAAATTTAGCAACATTATTTGCGTCAGGATATTTTTCTATGTATAAATCTAAAACTTTTTTTAATTCTGTTTTATAATCATGCCACGTCTGTTCATTAGAGTCTGGTGAAAGAGTTGTTTCGGTACAATCTTTCTTATCTATTTTAACACCTGATCCATCTTCATCATCAATCGTACCTGTTCTTTTATTATCTGTATTGTTATAATATTCTATCAAGTCGTCACAGACTTTATCATTTATAAACCAGCCACCTATAAAACTTCTCTTTGGTAAACTAAACTGAATCATCTACTATAATTCCTTCAATTGCTTCATAACCATTTTCAACAGCATAACTTACTCTACTACTGCCTCTTTTGACAGAATACTGCTTTTCAATATATAGTTGTCCTCCTACACCCATACGTGGTGTCGGACTGATAGAGTGTCTAATAACGTGTATTGGGTCGTTCATACCATCACTTAGCCAGGTGTTTCTTTCTTCTTCGGGTAAAGTATTAGGATAAGGATTTTTGTGTATATATGTTAGATCACTTATCAGAAACGTCTGTATCTTTGGGTGTGATGTCTTTGCCTTTAAAATCTTTGTCTTCTTCACTTTGTACATCCTTATTTTTATTTTTTAGCATTTTGTGTAGGTCTGCTGATGAACCAACAAACAATGCCTGTTTGATATTAGCAGTTGTCTTATTAGGAACATCTTTTAAAGTTTTTAATTTACCTTGTAAGTCTTGTAGTTTGTCAACCGTATCAGCGACCTGTTTAATTAGATTGCCTGCAACCTCATATGCTCTAGGGTGTTGACTCTCATTTGCAATATCAAGTATGCCTTGTATTGCGTCCTGCCCTCTCTCTATAAGATTATAATAATTTTCTCTACTATACTTGTAATCATTATCTACATCTTCCTTGTTCTTATCTTCTAATCTAGGAACAGGTGGTGTAAAATCTTTTTTGATTACTTGTTTAGTTGTTGGTTTATCAGTAGAGATACCAAGTGCCTCATTTATCTTATCGTCTATGCTCATAATTATTCATCACTATCACTTGTTGGGTTATAATTTTTTGAATCAGTAAAACTTGTTATTGTAGTTGTAAAACCAAAATCATCATCAGCGTCAGCACCTGTAGGATTTGTTGTCACAACAATTCTTTGTTCTCTTTTTGGATCATTTGTTGTGTCTGTGTACATATCAGCCTGTGTAGATTTGATAACTCTCTGTTGACTTACTGGTCCGTATAGATAAGTTTTAGCAGTAAATCCTAATGTATAGACAACAGCTCTTCTTGTTGTAAAGTCACCACTATATGTGTCCTCATAGTTTACACTATTTAGAATAATAGGAACATCTCTTACAATATTCATGCCAGGTATTGCTCTGATTGTTACCGTGTAGTCTGGTTGAAAGAAAGGTAAAATCTGTTCTACTATTTGTAAACCACCCTCAGCACTTGAAGTAAATGAGTATAGGTTCATACTGATATTATATGGCACAGGATTAAATTGTTTATTCATAATCTTGCCATCTGTTGAACTTGCCCTAACTTTCTTAATCTGACCCATTCTATTTAATTTTCTACTAGGGTCATAACTTAGACCAGATATTTCAAATCCCATTCTAGGTAGAGTCACAGCGACTCTTCTATCTTGTACTAAATCTGGCTGTTGATCTAATCTTGCGATAAACTTTTCTTTAGGCGAATATGCTAAAGGTACTTTTATAGATTGCACGACCTTGCCTGTGCTATCTTTTCTATGAATATGAATATTATTAAAGATAGTACCAAACGCAATGATAATCTTTCTTAAACTCTCGTGGTAAAAATAATCTCCTAACATTAGAATCCTTCGTCAACCTCACCAAATGGGTTTCTCTCTGTAAAGTCTAGTATATCATCTGTCGTACTAGACGTACCGAAACCAGCGTCTGACTCGAATGTTGAGTTATCTGCATATGGTTGTTGTGTTTGTTGGTCATATGTTTCAAGTATCAAGTAATTTTCTTCATCACCTTCCATCAATATATTACCATCTTCGTTCTCTAGTGCCATTTGATGAGCATACATGTCTAAGGACTTATCATCCTCTACTTTATTAATCTCTGAAACATTTGTATCAATTCTTTCATTACTATATTCAAATCTAGTACATCTTAATTTATAGACAGGTAAGTTTCCTAATTGATAGAATGGCTCTTGGTCTTCTACGAATTGAATCTCAAAATAAGATTTCATCATTGGGAAATAAATCAAGTCGCCTTCGTTTGGTCTACCTGATTTTATTAGAGTTGCCTGATCGCCTACTGCGTCATCCCATCTTCTTTTTGATACCGTAAATGTTGTATCATCTCTTATCTCTAAACCAAATTTAGATATTAATTCTCTCTCACCTTGAAACCCTTCCGTAGTTTCAAAGTACATTTCTAATAGATAAGAGGCATTGAATTTTGAAGCAACATCTTCACCAAGTATTAAGTCTTGGTTTACTAATGTTCTAGGAAGATAATAGACATCATGTCCATAAATCTTTAGACCTTCTATGATTAAGTTTTCGTGTAGTGTTTTCTCGGCGTCATTACCGATTCCATCGCCACCTTGAAAGTAGTGATTAACTGCCATTTACCTATCCTATCATGTAAGATACAGGTGTTTCGTAAGTGCCTCTAATGTCTTCTTCTAATTTTTGAACATCTTGTAGTGCCTCAGAATATATCTGTTGACCATTCAATGTCACACCACCAATCATCGCCACACCATTAAATTTAGATAAGTTAGCGCCCCATTGTTTTTTAAATAGAGCAGTCACATATCTTTTTAAGAATATATCATTGAATACATCTGTCATAACCGTAGGGTCTAATTTTCTATAACACTCAATAATTAAATACTCATCCTCTTGCATGTCAACCTTCCAGTCCATGTCAATGT